CACTCTTGGAACAGAGATTGACGGTTACTACATTGACGGAGTAAGAATTCCAGATCAAGGCGTTGGAAGTTTAGCCGTATTCAGTGGGAACGATTGTGGAATTCTTAATCGAGCAGGTCGCACCATCCGCGCAGGATTCGAACTTGAACGCGCGGCGGTTATGTATGCAAGAGAACCGGTTCCGACAATGGTTCTCAAGTCGAATGGAACCGCACTTCCGGCCGATCGCATTGCCAAGCTTCTTGAATCATGGGGCGCGGCTCGTCGCAATCGTTCAACCGCGTTCTTGAATGCAGATGTCACTCTTGAAACTTTAGGATTCGACCCATCTCGACTCCAGCTCAATGAAGCTCGCGCCTACGTTGCAACAGAGTTAGCTCGAGCAATGAACATCCCGGCGTTCTACGTCGATGCAGATACCGGATCATCGATGACGTATTCAAACGCAACAACATCTCGTCAAACTCTGCTCGACTTTTCATTGCGTCCGGTCATTGTTCAAATGGAACAAAGACTCTCCATGAGTGATTTCGTGAATTCGGCGCAAGAAGTCAAATACGATCTTGATGATTACTTGCGAGGATCAGCAAAAGAAAGAGCCGACGTGTACAAAGTCTTATTCGACATGGGCGCAATTACATCGGAAGAAATACGACAGGAAGAAGATATGATCAATGGATAACATCAAAATGCAAGCAAAAGAAATCACGTTTTCGATTAAAGTATCGGCAACGGATTTTCCTAAGCGCGAAATCTCCGGACGTATTGTGACATGGAATGAAACTGGATCCACGTCAGCCGGTGAGACATCATTCTTGCCACATTCAATTACTTTCGGCGACAAAACAAAACTTCTCTTGGAACACCGCCGCGAATCTCCGATTGGATTCTTGAAATCCTACAAAGTGAGCAATGAAGGCATCGATGCCGTGTTTTCCGTCGGCAATACAACCGCCGGATCCGATGCGTTAGTTGAAGCAAGCTCCGGACTCCGTGATGGATTTAGTGTCGGTGTGATTGCTCAAAAGTACAAGAACATCGATGGCATTCTTACAATTAGCGCAAGTTCACTCAAAGAGGTTTCACTTGTTACAGATCCGGCCATTGCGTCGGCTCTTGTCAGTGTGGCCGCAAGTGAAAACCAAGATTCTGAGTCCGTACCGGGAGCGACGGAAACAGAAGAAACATCCAAACCATCTAATGAAGGAGAAAACGAAGTGGAAACCACTCCAACCGTTCAAGATGCTCCAGCCGAAACGGTTGAAGCTTCCAAAGTCGTCAATCTCGGACACGTTCCGTTGCACTATACAAAACCACGTTCACCCGTTGTTGATATGGGTTCATGGGTCGAACACTCAATCAAAGCATCATTGAATCCAAATTCAGATTCAGCAATTTTCGTCGCCGCCGCCAACGATGATCTCGGAACAACGAATCCGGGCTTCAATCCAACACGTCAGCTCACAGAGATCGTCAATGGTCTTTCAAACTCAACTCGTGGAGCAATCGATGCGATTTCTCGCGGAACATTGCCGGACGCTGGTCTTGAATTCCAGATTCCAAAAATCACAGCCGTGGCAACAGTCGCCGCAGTTGCAGAAGGCGGAGCCGTTAGCAATACCGGAGTCACTTCGGAATATCTATCAGTCCCGATTAGCCGCTATGCAGGCCGCAACATTCTCACACAAGAGATCATCGATCGATCATCTCCAGCGTTCTTCAATGAATTGCTCATGATCATGGCTTCGTCAATGGCACTCGCGCAGACAACTGCCGCCGCCGCACAAATCAAAGCCGATGCATCAACAGTTGCAACTCCACAAGCACTCACCGCCGCCGGTCTCATCGGTTACGTATCAGAGGCAAATGCCGCCGTCTATACCAACACACAGAAGTTCGCAAGAAATCTTCTCGTCTCGCCAGATCAATGGGCGAAGATCATGGGTTACAACGACAACGGAACACCGTTGTTCAATGCCTATTTTCCATCCAATCAAGCCGGTGCGGTCAATGGTCAATCACAGGTCGGACTCGTTCTTGGCCTCAATTTCTTCGTGGACAACTCCGGAACATTCACAGGAACGGCCGATGATTCAATGGTCGTCTTGGAGCCGGGCGCATTCACATGGTATGAGTCACCTAACTTCCGTCTCGATGTCAATAAGCCATCCGATGGAACAGTGGAGATCTCACTCAATTCATATGGTGCCATCGCGACAAAACTTGCCGCCGGTGGACAGATGTTTAACTTCACCTAAGCCACACACAATCATCGGCTAGGTGCGCTCCCGTATCTAGCCGAGCAGACGAAAGGATCGCTCATGCCTAACATTCTCACCGCTTCCGAGCTGAGAGCCGTGTTAGGTGTGAGCGAATCCCTGTATTCAGATGTCTATCTTGATTCGATGATTGTTTCGGCCGAAGGTGTCATTCTTCCGATGCTCACTTCTTATCAAGCCGCCGTCACAAGTGTCACCGTACAAAACTCCGTCGCCTATTTTACAACTCAGCGTCTCAACTATTTCGTCCCGGGTCAGGATGTAATTGTTACCGGATGCGGTGTGTTCGATGGAACACTTACAGTCACCGATGATCGCGTCGCTCCGTTTATTTTTACAACTGCAACAGGTGAAGCAGACACAAACTATCCAACGCCATTCATTCCGGCTGGTCTTGCGGCACTCGATGGATCATCGGCGGCTGATATTTATCAAGGCAATGAGCCGGTCAAGAATGCGATCTTGGTGGTATCGGTAGAGATCTTTCAAAGTATTCTCGCGCCGGGAAACACATCGTCGAACATCGATTTCGTTCCGACGCCGTTCGTTCTCGGTCGCAGTCTCCAGAACCGCGTCATAGGGCTTTTATCTCCGTTTTTAGACGTTGAAAATATGGCGATGTAATGCCAACTCCCACATCCATTCAAGTCAATGTCAGAGACGTTCTTGCAACTGCTCTCGCCGGTGTGACGGCTTCGGTCTATGCATCCGTTCCAGAGGCATTGATTCCTCCAGCTTGTGTCATTGTTCCGGGATCACCGTACATGGAAAGCACATTGATCGGAAAAACAACCGTCAAAGTCAAGTTGAATTTCATCATCACTGCCGCCGTTGCATACAACAGCAATGCCGGCGCACTCGATGGGTTAGAAAAACTCATCATCGGAATTCTGGGCGCAATGCCGTCCGGGTACGTCGTCGGAGACGTTTCAATTCCGTCAATCACACAAATCGGCGCGAGCAATCTTCTCGTGGCCGATTTATCCGTCTCGACCTATTACAACCAAGAAAACATCTAAGAGGAGATCACAATGCCAACAACAATCATCACGGGTCGGGACATAGTATTCACGATCGACTCGGACAACTACGACGCACAAGCGACGTCAGCGACGCTCTCAAATGCGCCAACGATTTCGACGTACCAAACTCTCAACGGTAAAGCTTACAAACACATCGATGATCAGTGGACATTCACAACCGATCTTCTTTCGGATTATGGAGCCGCATCATCACTATTTGAATCAATGTGGGCGGCGGCTAACTCAGCTCCGAACACAACACTTCCAGTCTCACTCACGGCCGTCACCGGTGCAGTGTGGACATTCGATGTCTTTCCAGTGTTCCCGAATGTCGGCGGCTCTGCTCCCGATGCTCAGACAGACACATGGACATTCTTAGTCGATGGCACTCCGTCAGCGACATTCAGCTAACATCTAAGAAACGGGAGCAAACATGAAACTCAATATCGAAATCACTTACCAATCCGGGGAGTCCGTGACATTCGTTGCGGCTCCACCGGAATGGCAAAAGTGGGAACAAAAAACAGGATTCACAATTCAACAGGCCGAGACAAAAATCGGAGTCTCGGATCTTCTTTTCCTTGCTTACCATGCTATGAAAAGAGAATTGGGAGGAAAACCCGTGAAGAATTATGAGCCGTGGTGTGAAACCGTGGCCGATATTTCGGCAGGGTCGGCCGACCCAAAAGCTATCCCGTCGGAAGCATAAATCGAGTTCTCGTCGAGTTGGCCATTGCAACCGGCATCCCGATGAGAGAATGGCAGACGGCGGAGCAGATATACACGGCAATCGAGATCTTGGAGAAGCGAAATGGCATCAACTAGGGGTCAAGGTAAATTCGAAATAACTCTTGAACCCTTAGCCTTGAAGAATCTCATTGCAACTCTTAACATGATGGATAAAGAGACACAGGCGCGAGTCAGAGACTTGGCTCAACCCCTCTCGGCTCGACTAGCTGGACAACTCATGCAAGCCGCCGATTCTTCTCCGACTCCACAAACAAAACTCGTCGCTCTTTCAATTTCAACTCCACGAGATCGATTGATTCGTGTCGATGTAGGTGGATCCAAGAAGGTCGGCCGAAAGTATGGCGGCGTCGCATCCAAGTCCGGCAAAGGGAGCAAGGTCAAGATGGACGCGGCTCCGGCCGGTGCGCTCTTGTGGGGATCAGAACATGGATCAGAACCCGGACTAGATTCCATCGGGCGCAACTACACAAACCGATTCAAAGTTGGCCGCAATGCTCGCGGATATTGGATCACTCCAACCGTGGACGACTATGCGCCGATAGTCTCGGCCGAATATATTTCAATGGTCAAAGGAATCATCAATGATCTGGAGCTAAACTAATGGCCGGCATTCCGAAGGTAAAGATTCAATTCGATGCCGATTTCAGTGATCTTCAAAAAGGTCTGAAAAGTACCGAAGGCGAAATCGAAGGATTCGGATCAAAGGTTGGAGACTTCGGCAAGAAGGCCGGTGTTGCATTCGGTGTCGCGGCCGTTGCCGCCGCCGCTTATGCAACAACACTTCTCATCGATGGCGTTCAGTCAGCGATTGCCGATGAAGCCGCACAAGCAAAACTTGCAACAACTCTGAAGAATGTAGCCGGTGCAACGGATGAACAAATCAAAGCGACGGAGAACTATATTCTCCAGACTTCACTGGCAACAGGAATCACCGATGATGAACTTCGTCCATCACTTGAGCGATTAGTTAGATCCACGAAAGACGTTGAAGAAGCACAAAAACTCCAAGCTCTTGCAATAGACATCGCGGCCGGCAGTGGAAAATCTCTGGAGGCGGTGAGCAATGCGCTCGCCAAAAGCTCCGAAGGCCAGAACACCGCACTCGGCAAGTTAGGCGTTGGCATTGATGCCGCAACTCTGAAAACAATGTCATTCGATGAAATCACAGCGAAACTCAGTGAGACTTTCGAAGGTCAAGCAACAGTCAAGGCCGAAACATTCGCCGGC